TGCCTATGGTCAAACTGATGCTAGTAGAGTTATCGCGGCTTTGAACTTAGACATATTTAACCCTATACAGGTTACACAAACCTTGCCTGCCGGCAATGTGGTTACAGATAGCGTAATTGCAGGCCTTTCCTATCAGATAACACCAAAATCTTTTCTTGTAACCTTTACTTGCGCTCAGCCTTTTGCGGTAGGTTTTTTGCTAGACTCTACCGTTGATGGAATTTTAGATGAAGATTCTTTGGCTTATTAGGAGAATATAAATGGCAACATTTTCAGTTGGTCAGGTTTTAACGGCGGCTCAGATGAACTCTATCGCCAATCTCAGCGTTAGAGCAGTTACAACCACATCAGACACTTTAGTTGTAACTGATGCAGATAATAAACTTATTACATATTCAAACACTGGTACTACTACTATTACTATTCCACCTTATTCAACCGTAGCAATGACTACTGGATCAGTTGTGAACCTTATTAAAATTGGATCAGCCGGCACAGTATCTATTGTGCAAGGTGCGGGTGTTACCCTTGCATCAGCCGGGGCAACATCTACTAACCCAACTATTACCGGACAATTTAAAGCGGCTAGTATAATTAAAGTAAGCACAGATTCTTGGTACTGTGTTGGTGGCATTGCGTAATGTCTTTAATTCTTGGCATACTTGCACAATCAGCCGGCGCGGCTGGTAGTGCTTCATCTTACGAATCTATTGCAACATATACAGTAGGTGGCGGTGGTGCAAGTGATATTACTTTTAGTTCAATCCCTTCTGGGTTTAAACATTTACAAATTAGACTTATTGGAAATGTGCCAGCAGGTGCAACATCATTACAGGTTCAATTTAATTCAGATACAACTAATGCTAATTATTTTTTCCACGAATTATATGGCTCAGGAAGTGCGGTTGCGGCAACAGCAAAATCAGGGGCGCAACCACTTTATTTACAATACTGGGGTGGTTTGCCATCTACATCTAATATTTATGGTGCAGGTGTTATAGATATTTTAGATTACACCAATACAAATAAATACAAAACTGTTAGAAGTCTTGGTGGTTATGATGCTAATGGTTCAGGATATGTAATGTTTGATTCAGGATTATGGATGGACACTAGCGCAATAACTTCAATAAAATTAGCACCATCTCCTAACTCGTTTGCACAATACAGTTCATTCGCCTTATACGGCGTGAAGGGATAACAATGGCCGCAGGTGCAACATATACACCAATAGCAACAAATACTTTAAGTAGTGCGCAAGCAACAGTTACTTTTAATTCATTTAGCGGTTATACCGATTTAGTTATGGTATTTAATGGTTTAGTGTCTGTTAATACAGCCGCCGCTTGGGTACAGTTTAATGGCGATAGCAGTACAAACTATTCTTGGACAAGATTAAGTGGTAATGGTACAACTGCTGCAAGTTCTAGGAGTAGTGGTACAGCAGGTACTTCTAATTGGTATGGTGGTTCGGCTGAAGGTTTATCAAGTACAAATAATAATACTGTTATTTTACAAATACAAAACTATGCAAACAGCACAACCTATAAAACTTGGATATCAAGAACAACTGGTGTAGGTGTAGAAACTAGCGTTGGCTTATGGCGAAATACTGCGGCGATTACTTCTATTACTTTAGGTATGGAAACAACAAGAACTTACAACACAGGTTCAACTTTCACACTCTACGGAATAGCGGCGGCATAATGGCAAATACATATACTTTGATAGCAAGTTCAACTGCTAGTGGCTCAAGTGGAGTAATAACTTTTACATCAATACCACAAACTTTTACTGATTTGTTAATTAAAGTATCAGCAAGAGCCTCTACCGATACTCAAAGCGCACCAACTTTAATGAGTATCAATAGTAATTCTTCAAATTTAACTTTTAAAAGAATACAGGGTGCTGGCAGTGGTACACCAATTTCTCAATCAGGCTCTGGTACTGGTGGTGCTGGTGGCATTTTTACTAGTGGTAATGATTTTACTGCTAATGTTTTTGGGTCAGGTGAGGTGTACATACCTAATTATACAAGTTCAAACTATAAGTCATACAGCATTGATAGTACAACTGAAAATAACGCTACTGGTTCATATTTATCTTTAGTGGCTGGTTTATGGTCAGATACCGCAGCAATAACATCTTTAACATTTACTCAAGAAGTAGGAAACACTGCTAATAACTCAACTTTTTACCTATATGGAATCAAAAACTCATAACAACTAAGGAGAAAAATGCCAACTAAACTAATAATCAACTGCGAAACTGGAGAGCAAACTGAGGTGGAATTAACTGCCGAAGAAATTGCTCAAAGAGAAGCAGACGCTAAGGCGTATGAGGCTGATAAAAAAGCCAAAGATGCTGAATTAGCCGCACAAGCCAAAGTTAAGGCTGATGTATTAAAAAGGTTAGGGCTTACAGAAGAAGAAGCCAAAGCCTTACTATCTTAATGATAGGTGATGGCAATTATTAGAGAACTCACTAGCCCAAATGGTTGGCCGGCTAGTGAGGATAGGCAAGCCATAGGTATTCAATCTTTTGTTATACCTGGCACTAAAACTAAGATTGCCTGTGCAAAAGCCGTTGCGCCTTTGTTAATAAATTTTTGTAAAGAATTTCATGAATCGGTTGAGCCAATAAATGAAGGCCAACTAGATGATTGGGGATATGCTTTTAGGATGACTAGATCATCTGATCGGGTACTAAGCAACCATGCATCCGGTACAGCCATAGACTTAAATGCAATTAAACATCCTTTGGGCAAGTCAAATACATTTAATAAGGATCAGCGTAATACAATTAACCTACTCATAACTAAATATGGTTTAAATTGGGGTGGTAATTACAAGAAGCGTAAAGATGATATGCATTTTGAAATAGCATTAAGCCAACATGAAGTTGAACTAAAAATTAAAGAGTTAGGATTAAAATGAAAATTACAACAAAACAAAAAGAAGTGATTAAGTCATATTTTAGAAGCGTTGCCGCCGCAACAGTTACAACCTTGTTGGCTTTGGTTGCAGATGTTAAACCCGAATATGCAATTTTGGCCGGTGCGTTAGTCGCACCTTTGATTAGATATTTAGACCCCAAAGACGATAAATTCGGGATTAACAGTTAATGAGCGCGAATGATCAGATGGCATTAGTTGTATCTCTTGTTACAATAATTGGATCATTTATTGCTTCTGTGCGTTGGTTAGTTAAGCATTATCTAAGTGAGTTAAAACCTGATGGCAACGGTGGCCATAACCTAGAAGGTCGTGTTGCACGCATAGAAGAAAAGTTAGACACGCTGTACCAAATTCTCATATCTAAGAAGTAAGTCAGCCGTATCCCCTACCCTATGGCCATGAAGATGTGCGTGGTTGTACCTAGTAGGGGTAGGCCTGAAAATGCCGAAAGGTTAGCCCAGGCGTTTAAGGATACCGGTGCAGAAGCCGACCTATACATAGTTATAGATAATGATGATCCTAAATGGAATGAGTACGCTAAAAGTGAAAACTATAAAAAACTACCGGCGGATAATAAAACAGGTGGTTGTGCTAAATCTCTTAATACCGGTGCGGTTCTTCTTTTGGATATTGTTAAGTATCCTTTATATGATTATTTTGTTTTCATGGGTGATGATCACCTTCCTAGAACCCAGGGCTGGGATAAAGCCTTTATTCAAGCGTTAAAACATAATGCTGGTATTGCTTATGGTGATGATCTATTGCAAGGCGAAAATTTACCAACAGCCTATGCAACTACGCGTGAAGTAGTTGATGAACTTAGGGGCATGACATTTCCGGGATGCATACATTTATATTTTGATAATTTTGTTAAACAATTGGGCATTGATTTAAACTGCTTAAAGTATTTACCTGATGTCATAATTGAACATCTACACCCGGCGGCAGGCAAGGCAGAAGTAGATGAAGGGTATGAGAGAGTTAATCAACCTTTATGGTATGAACAAGATTTATTGACATTACAAAAATATATTAGATCACAAGAATATGCTGATTTAGTAGAAAAATTAAGATGAACATACTAATTACTGGATCACATGGCTTTGTAGGTAGAGCCTTTAGGCGTGCATTACCTAATGCCAATTTAACTTTAGTTGATCTCAAACAAGGCGTTGATTGCCGTAAATTCTTTGCATTAGAAAAGAAGCAATATGATCTTGTAATTCATTTGGCCGCAGTAGTTGGTGGCCGGATGCTTATAGAAAATGAACCGTTAGCCTTAGCGGTTGATCTAGCCATTGATGCTGAGTTTGCATCTTGGGCAATGAGAACTAAACAACCCTATCTTGTTTATTTTTCATCATCAGCCGCTTATCCTATTGAACTACAAACACTATCTAA